AAGGCCCGCCAGATCGGCTTCTCCACCTTGATCTCCACCTTCTGCTTCTGGCTCACGTACTTCTATCCCGACCGCGCCATCGTGATGTTGTCCAAGACCGAGCGCGACGCGGTGAAGCTGCTCGACAAGGCGAAGTACGGAGCCCGCTTCCTGCCGCCGTGGATCAAGTACCGCGGCCCGGTGGTCTCGGTCAACCAGACGCGCATGGGGATGAGCAACGAGAGCTACATCGAGTCGCTCCCGTCGGCGAGTGACCCCGCTCGTGGCGAGACCGTCTACACCGTGGTCGTCGACGAGCTCGGCCTGCTGCCCAACTCGGACGAGGCGTGGGCTGCGATCGAGCCCATCGCTGACGTCGGCGGTCGCGTGATCATGCTCGGCACCGCCCAGGGTGAGGGCAACCTGTTCCACAAGCTGTGGGTCGGCAGCCAGAACCGCACCAACCGCTTCAAGGGCATCTTCTTCCCGTGGTGGTCGGGCGACCGCGACGAGGAGTGGTACGAGACGAAGCGCCGCGACCTGCCCGACTGGCAGCTGGCTCAGGAGTACCCGGCTGATCCCGATGAGGCGTTCCTGCGCTCGGGCCACCCGGTGTTCCACGTCGACACGCTGCGGGCGATGACGGCGGTGGACCCGGCGCGCGGTCGACTGGTCTCGGCGATCGAGGGCCGGTACTTCGAGGAGGAGCGCAATGGCCCGCTGCGCGTGTGGCGAGAGCCCGAGGAGGGTGGCCGCTATGTCATTGGCGTGGACGTTGCCGAGGGCCTCGAGCATGGCGACTACTCGGTGGCGTACGTCATCGACGCCAAGAGTCGTGACGTGGTGGCGTGCTTCCACGACCGGGTGGACGCCGATCTGCTCGGCACTGACGTCACCTTCAACCTTGGGCGTTGGTACAACAACGCACTGGTGGGGGTGGAGTCCAACAACCACGGGCTGACCACCAACAAGGCGCTGGCGCGGATGATGTACACGCCGCTGTATCGCTCGCGTAGCCAGACCAAGGCGCGCTCGGTGGCGAGTGAGGTGCTCGGCTGGCGCACCACGACGATCACCAAGCCGCTCGCCATCGACGAGCTCAACTCAGCGCTGCGCGAGAACCAGCTGCACTGCCACGACGCCGAGTGCATCACTGAGCTGCGATCGTTCGTGCGCGACGGCGACGGCAAGATGCACGGCACTCCCTGGGACGACCGCGTGATGGCCTTGTCGATCGCCGTGCAGATGCTCAAGTACGTTTGGCTCCGCGAATATCAGCCGGTTCTCGAGCCGCCGCCTGGCACTTGGGGCTATATGGAGCGCATGATGTTCGGCAAGCTCGACCGGGTCTCCGCCGTCCCGGTCGAGCGCGAACCGATCGGCCGACACTTCGTCAGGAGCACCAGATGACCGTTGCCCGCCAGAATCACCAGCGAACGGTCACCAAGCCGAACCGTCGCTGGGCCCGCCAGCGGCCGAGCTACCGGGGTGGCAACGATGACATCACCGCGCCGCCTGCACCGACGGTCACGAGCATCACACCATCGTCAGTGGCTCACGGTGTGGCGACCACCTCGTTCGCCGTCGTCGGCACGAACTTCAAGTCGGGCGCGATGGTGGTCACGTACACGGCGCCGAGCACGTCAGCCAAGACGGTGACGCCGGTCGTCGCCGATACCACCCACCTGTCGTTCACCATCCCTGCTGGCGACCTCGATCTCGCCGGGACCGTGACCTGGGTGCTCGACCCGAGCGTCGGTGCCAACGTGACCGGCTCGCCCATCACGATCACATGACCTGCGAGTGCGGCAAGCCAGCCGAGGCCGGACGGAGCGAGTGCTTCGGATGTCGGGTCCGCACGGTTGGCTTCGCGTTCAGAGGTGGCGGCACGTATGGACGATCGCGCTTCAACGATATGACCATTAGCGAGCGCCGCGCCGACATCCTCGGTGACCGCGTGCTCGGTGTGGATGTCGAGCCCGCCTCAACGTTCGGAGCGTGACATGCCGCCGATGAAGCTGACCGACAAGCTGCAGTTCTGCCGCGACGAGATCGAGCGCTCGAAGAAGTGGCGCAGCGACAACTACGACAACCTGTGGCACCGGATGATCGAGCTGTACCGGGGCAAGCAGTACGCCGCCGCGGACCGCAACGACCGCCTGGTGATCAACCTCGTGTTCGCCACCAAGAACGTGATCGCCCCGGCCGTGGCGATCAACAACCCGAAGTTCGTGGTCAACGCTCGCAAGCCCGAGAGCGCACCCAACGCGGTGGTCGTCGAGGAGGTGCTCAACTACCTCTGGCGGGCCCACAAGTACCAGGACGAGATCCGCCTCGCCGTCGACGACTGGATTCTCGCCGGGCATGGCTGGATCAAGGCTGGCTATCGCTTCACCAAGCCGCCCGAGGTCAAGCCGACCGGCGAGCTCGGCGGCGAGAACACGATCGAGACCGGTGACACCGAGGGCATCGACGACCGCTTGCCGGTGCCGGGCAACGCCGAGAGCGAGTCGACCGACTGCGTCGCCGACTACCCCTACATCGAGCGCATCAGCATCTTCGACATGCTCGTCGACCCCGACGCTCGCCTGCCCCGCGAGATGCGCTGGATCGCCCAGCGCTCGTGGCGCCCGATCCAGGACGTGCGCGTCGACAGCCGCTACGACGTCAAGGCGCGCAAGGCCGTGGCGGTGACCACGCGCTTCGTCAGCTCGGGCCAGGGCGACAACGACGGGCGCAGCGACATCGACACCGCCGACGAGGGTGCGATCAGCTACTGCGAGATCATCGAGTTCTACGACTTGAAGCGCCAGGAGGTCTCGACCTTCGCGCTGCGCGGTGACTCGGTGAACGAGGGCTCGGCTCAGAATGACGCCTACCTCATCAAGCCCGCTCCGATCCCCTATGGCAGCGGGCACCCGTTCCTGATGCTGCGTAACTACGAGGTGACCGACAACTTCTACACGATGGGCGAGATCGAGTCGATCGAGTCGCTGCAGCTCGAGCTCAACGAGACCCGCAACCAGATGCTCAACCACCGCAAGCGCTTCGCGCGGAAGTGGATCTACGCACGCGACGGCTTCGACGAAGACGGCGTGCGAGCGCTCGAGTCCGACGTCGACAACTCGATGGTCCCGGCGCTCGGCGACCAGGACCCCTCGCGTCTCATCGCCCCGCTGCCCTCCGTCGGCACCCCACCCGACTTCTACAACCAGTCCCAGCTGATCGAGGACGACATCAACACGGTGTCGGGCGTGAGCGACTACATGCGCGGGCAGCCCGAGTCGGCCATCCGCCGCACCGCCACCGAGGCGGCGATGATCCAGGACGCCGCCAACTCGCGCAGCCGGGACAAGCTGGCCAAGATCGAGTCGTTCCTGTCCGAGTGCGGCAGCAAGATCATCTCGCTGATGCAGCAGTTCGTGACCGGCGACCAGATCGCTCGGATCACCTCGGTCGCAGGGCGGGCGTGGGTCAACTACGACGCCGAGTACCTGCAGGGCGACTACGACTTCGAGGTCGAGGGCGGCTCGACCGAGCCGCGCAACGAGGCCTTCCGGCGCCAGTCGGCGCTGCAGCTCGTCGACGCGATGGCGCCGTTCGTGGAGGTGGGTGTGGTCAACCCGGCGGGCCTGGCGCGCTACGTCCTGCAGTACGGCTTCGGCATCAAGGACACCTCGACGATCCTCACCAGCCCGATGGATCAGATGATGCAGCAGGCCCAGCAGGACCCCAACGCGCAGGGTCAGCTGCCTCCCGGCATGCCTCCCGGCATGCCTCCCGGCGGCGAGGCGATGCCCCAGGGCGCCGATCTGGCGGGCCAGGGACCGCCCATCGAGCAGATGCCAATGGGTCAGGCTCCGCAGATTCCACCGGAGCTGCTTGCACAAATGGGCGGGTGAGATGTGGTTCAATAGCGCCTGACACAGAGCAACCAGGAAGGACTCGTGTTGTCAGACGCATATCCCTTCGGGGAGCCCGAAGCCGTCGATCCCGTGCCAGACGGGGCAGTCGAAGGTGATGGCATCCAGGCCGACCCAGGCCCACCCCCGGAGCCCGAGCGCTCTTACCTCGACCTCGACGACGACACGGCCCAGCGCTACGTCCGAGTCAGGGTGGATGGCGAGGACGTAGAGGTTCCACTGAGCGAAGCTCTCACGGGCTACAGCCGGACGGCCGACTACACCCGCAAGACACAGGAGCTGGCCACACAGCGCCAGCAGGCTGAGTACGCACTCACCATCGAGCGAGCACTGCAAGCTCAGCCAGCCGAGACGATTCGGCTCCTCGCACAGCAGTACGGAGTGGACTTCGGTCAGCAGCAAGCCCCGGCGCCAATCGCGCCGGGCGACTTCGATGACCTCGACGACAACCCCTACGTCGATCCGGTCGAGCGCAGGCTCGCCCAGATCGAGCGTCAGAATCAAGCCCTGACGCAGCAGTGGGAGCAACGTCAAGCGAACGAGCAGCTGCGATCGGCGGTCGGCCAAATCCAGCAGCGGTACCAGCTGAGCGAGAACGATGTTCGCGAGGTCGTGTCCACGGCACTGCAAGCCCGCATGGGCCCAGAATCGTTCGACATGATCTGGAAGACGATCGCCTTCGACCGGGCCCAGACGGCTCAGTCCCAGGCGCAGGCCCGCACGGCAGCGCAGAACGCGCAGCGCCAGGCGGCAGGAGCGAACGCTGCACAGCTGATCGGAAACGGTGGATCTGCCACTCAGGCAGGCACCTCACCGGCCCCGGCCAACGCTGGTCCCATGACCATCGCCGAGGCCTTCGCCGCCGCCGAGCGCCAGCTCGGGCGTAAGGCGGTCTAGGCCCCTCCCGAAGGGACCTTCCGTGGTTGCAGCCAACCCAACGCATCTACCCGTCGACTGGGACGCCCACCTGACGACGACGATGCACAACTACCACCGCACGCTGACCGACAACATCTTCAACGGTCGGCCTCTGCTCAACTACATGATGTCGAAGGGCCGCGTCCGCAAGGTCAACGGCGGCATCTCCATCGTCGAGCCTCTGATCTACGCCGAGGGCGAGTCGGGCAGCTACTCCGAGTGGCAGCAGCTCACCATCACCCCGCAGGCCGGGATCTCGGCGGCTCAGTTCCCGTGGCGCCAGGTGTACGCCACCATCGCCATCAGCGGCCTCGAGGAGGCCACGAACAACGGCAAGGAGCAGGTCCTGTCGCTGCTCGAGGCCAAGGTGATGCAGGCCGAGGAGACGCTCAAGAACCGGATGAGCCGGATGCTCTACGGCACGCTCGGTGGTGGCGCTGATCCGACGAAGGACTTCCTGTCCCTCGACGCGATCATCGACTCGACCGGTGCCATCGGTGGCATCGACCCGGCGACGAACACCTGGTGGAAGTCGATCGAGACCGCCGTCGGCGCCGTCGACGCAACCGGCCTCGAGAAGGCGATGAGCGCGGCGTACCACTCGAGCTCGGACTCGGGCAGCGACCGCGTCGATGCCATCTTCACCGGCCAGGGGACCTACGAGTTCTACGAGTCGACGCTCACCCCGCAGGTGCGCTACACCGACACCAAGTCGGCCAACCTCGGCTTCATGAACCTGCTGTTCAAGCAGACCCCCGTCTACTGGGACTTCGATTGCCCGGCTGGCGTGATGTACGGCATCAACTCGAAGTACGTCGGGCTGGTCTTCCACAGCTCGCGGTTCTTCGCTCAGACGCCGTTCTCCAAGGGTCTGTCGGAGTCGCTGGCTTCGGCCCACGCCACGTCGGGGCTCGCCTCAGCTGTCGACGCGCGGTACTCGTTCATCACCGCGTACGGCAACCTCACCACGCGTCAGCGCCGTCGGCACTTCAAGCTGACCGGCATCTCCGTCGCACCGTGAGATCGTGGGGGCGGGGGGTCCCCCTCCCCGCTCCCACCTGACAAGGAGTTCCAATGCAGCCAGGCGAGGTGTCCCGATACGGCACCACTCAGAATCCCGATGCGGCACGCGTCACCGCTGACGCGCTGTTCGGGACACCCGTTGGCCATCCCCAGGAGAACGCCGCCATCGGCAGCGCGGCGGGCTTCTCGACCGCCCCCTACATCCCGCCCAAGCGCATCTCGCGCGATGGCTTCTGCCGGGCCAAGGCCGACACCTGCAAGGCCCGCGCCGTGCGCGGCACCGACCTGTGCATCTTCCACGCTCCGGGCCAGGGTCGTCACGATCGCCTCGGTGAGGCTCCGTGAACCTGCAGCAGCTGCGGGACTACATCCGCACGCAGCTCGACATGGACGACGAGGAGCTGCCGAGCTCGATGCTCGACTCCTACATCATCGAGGCCTACCAGCGGATGATGTCGATGGAGAACCGTTGGCCCAGCTTCGAGGCGCGCTGGGACGTCACCCAGACAGCCGGTGACGCCGACATCGAGCTGCCCAGCGACTGCGACCCGGCGGGGTTGTTCAGCGTCATCGACGGCACCAGCGGGGTGCGCTTGGTGCAGGTCGCCAACGAGCAGGCCGAGGACAGCTTCAACCAGGTGGCCACGGTCACCACGCCCGTGTACTTCACGATCTGGGGTGGGCGGCTGCGGCTGTGGCCGAACCCCAACGTCGAGCGCGCCGTGCGCCTGCGCGGCTACCGCCTGCCGACGTCGTGGTGGCTCACCGGAGCCGGTGCCGAGGTCGACGCGGATCCGCGGCTGCACATCCTGCTCGCTCACTACGCCATTGCGCTGTGCTACGCCCAGCAGGAAGACGAGATCCTCGAGGACCTCTACATGAAGCGGTTCATGTCCGGGTTCACCGCAGCGCGCAACGCCATCTGCAACCCGCGTCATCACCGGCCGCTGATCTACGCCGGGGGCCTGCCCTATGGCGACACCGGGGCCACGAACATGGTCTGGTCCAATCCCCCGGTGGCGCCCTGATGCCCAACCGCCTCGATCCGATCAACCTCGTCGACTTCTCGGGCGGCATCAACACCCGCGCCTCGCCGTTCCAGCTGGCCGAGAACGAGACCGCCGAGTCGCTCAACGTCGCTGTCGATCGCCTCGGCGGGATCTACTCGCGCCCCGGCTGGATGAAGTGGTCGGCCGGTGACCTGTGGCCCGACCCGCTGACGTGGGACCCGCGCCGCGCCTTCATGCACAGCCTGTCCGACGGGCTCGACGTCGTCTACGTCGCTGCCAACGGCACGCTGCTGGCCTCGGCCGGGTCGACCACGCTGACCGATCTGCACGTCCCGGTGGCGGCGAACAGCCACATGGTCGACTTCGCCTCGATGGGCGACACGCTGTTCATGGCGTGCGGTCGCACCAACGTCGGCTACACGCGCACCGGCATCTCCCCACCGGCCCCGCTCGTAGCGGTCGGGGCCGGTGGATGGAACGACGACTACACCAACCCGGTCGGCGGCAAGATGCCCAAGGCCGAGCTGTGCGAGGCGCACGCGGGCTACCTGTTCACCGCCAACCTCGTCGAGGACGGGGTGACGATGCCCAACCGCATCCGCTGGTCGCACCCGACCAGCGCGGGCGACTGGGCCCAGGCCGACTACATCGACATCATCTCCGAGGGCTCGAAGATCACCGCCTTGATGAGCTTCCAGGACCACCTGCTGGTGTTCAAGCCGGACGGGGTCTGGGCCATCTACGGATACGACGCCGAGTCGTGGCAGGTGGTCAAGAAGTCGACCACCGCCGGGGCGCCGGGCCCGCAGGCCGTGACGCGCTCGGAGCGGGCGGTGTTCTTCTACTCGGGCTCCGACAGCGGCGCGGTGTACGCCTACTCAGGCGAGGAGCCACAGGAGATCTCGACCGGGATTCGCCGCTCGCTGGCCACGATCACCCAGCACGACAAGGTCTGGGTCGGGTGGTTGAAGCGCAAGCTGTGGGTCACCGTGCCGTGGAGCTACAGCGGCCCGGCCGACGACTCGACCGGCGTGTTCGTGTTCGACCCAGCGGTCAACGAGAACGGTTGCTGGATGTTCTACAAGTCCGCAGCCGGTGGTCTCGGCCCGCTCGTTGGCGGGTCCAACATCCACACCTCGGCCTTCCCGATGGGCGTGCTGCGCAACACCGAGTGGCCGCGGATCGTGATGCTCGATGCCATCGAGGACCAGGCCTACGACCTCGTCGGCGACGTCTCCGTGCTCGGCTCGACGACCGGCTCGTCGTGGGACTTCCCGGCGATCCTGACCGGCGACGGCTACGAGATCATCGCTACGGGCACGCCGGGGGCGCTGCCCTTCGAGACCATCTACCGCACGCCGTGGGTCACGGGCGGGTGGCCGACTCGTAAGAAGTCCTTCCGCCGCCCTGACTTCGTGTGCCGCCGCACCGGGCTCACCCACCAGCTGCGCATCCAGAGCTTCCGCGACTACGAGGAGGTCAACGCTCGTCGTCAGCACACCATGCAGATCGACTCCCAGGGCATCACGCTGTGGGGCCAGTTCGACTGGGGTGATGGGTCGCAGTGGGGGGCGGGCCGCGCCACCGGCAACAAGATCGTGCGCGGTGGGAGCTTCGGGCTGTGCAAGGCCCTGCAGGTACGCATCACCGGGATGACCCCCGGCGCCCGCTGGGGCATCGACGCCATTGTCTTGAAGCACGTCATGCGGAGGTTCCACTGATGACCCTTGTCCTACCCAACGACATCGTCAACGGGGCCCTCGCCGACGCCGTGCCGGTCGAGCAGAACTACCAGATCATCCAGGAGTACATCAACGGTGAGCTGATCCACCGCGACGGCTCGGTGGCGATGACCCAGCCCCTGCTGCTGTCGGCCGACCCGGTGCAGCTGCTGCAGGCGGCGACCAAGCAGTACGTCGACAACCTCCTGCCGGTCGGGATCATCCTGCCCTGGGCGGCGCCGACACCACCGGCCGGGGCGTGGCTCGCCTGCGACGGCTCGGGCGTCACGGCGACCGCCTACCCCAAGCTGTTCGCCGTGATCGGCACCCGCTTCGGGGGCAACTCGACCACCTTCCTGCTGCCCAAGATGGCCGGGCGCTTCCCGGTCGGGCTCGACCTCACCCGCACCGAGCTCAACACCGTCGGCAAGATCGGCGGCACCTTCACCGTGCCGGTGCCCGCTCACTCCCACCCGATGCCGCACACCCACCTGATGCCGCACACGCACGAGCACCCGCACACGCACGAGCATGTGCACACGCATACGAACAACCACGATCACGCCGCCTTCAACACCTCGAACCCGCTGACCGGTCACCGCCATGACGTGAGCCAGCGTCAGAACTCGACGCCGGGCACCACCGGCTCGGTGATGATGGCCAGCGCCACCGGCACGACCGTGGCTGGCTTCACCGGCAACGACGACACCGTGCACGCCCACCAGGTCAACGTGCCGAGCTATGCCGGGGCCACGGGCGCGGCGAGCGACGCCACTAGCGGCCAGCCCAGCGAGGCCACCAGCGGCCAGCCATCAGCGGCCTCGACGGGGGCGGTGTCGACGCCCAACACGGCCAGCTTCGGCACCTCGGGGGCCGAGATGCTGCAGCCCTTCGTGGTCGTCACCTACATCATCCGGGCGGGCTGAGATGGCACTCGTCGACTCTGGCTACTACGAGCAGCAGCGCCGCGGGGTCGACGATCAGTACGCCGCGCAGCTGGCGTCGAACACCTTCGCTCGCACCCTTGCTCAGCAGCGCGGCAACCGCGACCTGAGCATGATGAGTCAGAGCTTCAAGCGTCAGACGCCGAGCTTCCTGTCGAGCTTCGGGCAGCGTGGCTTCGGTGGTGGCAACGTGCGCTCGGGCGTGATGCAGCGCTCGATGCAGAACTACCTCGGTGACTTCACGCAGCAGTACGGCACGGCGCAGAACGATCTCACCAGCCAACTGCGCCAGTACGACCTCACCGGCACGCAGCTCGGTGCGCAACACTCGAGTGCCCTGGCTGACATCCAGCTGGCCAAGGCGCGCGAGATCGCTTACGCCGCGCAGAACATCGAGGCGCTACGCCAGTCACTCGGAGGTGTCTGATGGCAACGAATCCGTGGAGCAACTGGACTGCCCCGGCGACAGGTGCGACGAAGACGCGCAACCAGCAGCAGCGACGCAACAACAGCCCACAGGGTGCCCGGAAGCCGGGCATCCCGTTCGTCCAGTCGCTCTGGCGTCCGCCTCCCGCGCCGGGGACGCCGGGCGCCTACGCCCCCAACGCCATCGACCGTTCGCTCATGCGCATCGGCGGCAACGCTGTCACCAACTCCTTCGCTGCCAACGCCCCCGGTCCCAGTGGTCCTGGCGGCAGTAGTGGCGGTGGCGGCGGCGGTGGTGGTGGCGGCGGCGGTGCAGCCAAGCCCGCCGTGACCCAGGCGATGATCGACGCCCTCACCCAGGCGCTCGGCGTGCGCGGCCCGCAGCTCGGCTACACGCCGCTACCCGCCTTCCAGGGTCAGCGTCTCGGGGCCTTCAACGCTGCGCCGTACAACACCCAGCGTGGGCTGGTGAACCAGGCCGTCACGGCCGACACGGCGAACATCAACACCAACCAGGCAGCCACCGCGCGGGCGGTGCAGGGGGCGTACTCCAACCCCTACGCCACCGCTCAGGTGCAGGCCGGGCCGCAGGCCCCGGTGATGGGGGCGGGCCTGATGGCCACGGCCGGTGGGGTCGCCAGCCCCGACGCCGCGGCGCAGGTGAACCAGGCCAACACGCAGGACCAGGGCACGTTCCAGGACCTGCTCAAGGTGCTCTCGGCCAGTCAGCAGGCTAGCCAGGGCAGCCGCATGCAGCAGGTGGCGATGGACGCCAACTACGGCCGTCAGCAGCTCGGTGCGCAGGCGCTCGGGCTGCGCGGCGGCATCGCCAACCAGCAGGCCCAGGCGCAGAACGCCTGGCAGCAGCAGGCTGCCGAGCGTGACTACCAGAACAGCCTGATGCGCCAGCAGTACGCCAGCCAGAATGCCCAGGGCCAGCAGGCTGTGAACCAGGCCAACTGGACCCAGGGCAACACCACCCAGCAGGCACGACTGCAGCCGATCCTCGACCTGATCAGCCAGTCAGCGAACATCCCCGGCCTCAACTTCCAGAAGCTGATCGCGGCGATCCAGCAGGGCGGTGCCCGATGAGCGACAGCTGGGGCGGCGGGCTCGACCCGACGACGCAGGCGATCATCCAGTACCTACTGAGCCAGGGCGGGGCCCAGGCCGCGCCCTGGCAGGGCGCGGCAGGCGCCGATCAGCTGGGTCAGCTCAGCTTCGGCTTCGACCCCTCGATGATGCAGCAGCAGTCGCTGGGCGGGTTCATTCCTCCGAGCCAAGACCCCGAGGACGCGGGCACGCTCGAGGAGGCCGGGCGCCAGGGCAACTACCTACAGGACTTCATGGACCTCAGCAGCGACCCGATGATCGCTGCGCTGATGGGCGCCGGGTCGTTCGCTGGTGACTCCTTCGCGCCCACGGTGGAGCGCGAGCTGATCGCCCGCCCGGCCACGCAGCAGTTCAACCAGTGGCTGACCAACGCCCAGGCGGGCGAGGTCTCCTTCGAGGGCATCGTCGCCCAGGCGGTGCAGGCCGGTCGCTCGCCGCGCACCGCGGTGAGCCAGATGCGCCAGCTCATCCAGCAGGCCGACGCCAACGCAGCTACGGACAACCCCGACCCCGACCTGCAG